ATGTAATTTTTGAGGTAAGGTTTAGTTAGGTTTTCAGCTCCAATTGCTTTGGCTGTTTTCTTGCTATAACCTGCTTGCCTTGCTGCTTCTGTTGCATCTCCTAACTTAATATATAAATCACAAAATTTTATCTGCTTAGCAGTTAATTTCATACAGTTTTCACCTCCTATATTTTTTATAATTTAAAAGGGTAGCCCGAATGACTACCCTCAAGGAGGAAATATTATGAAAAAATTAATTTTCAAACATCTCACATGATAACATTATAACACACTTGACAGTTCAAAAAAAGACCAGAAAAAGACCAAATTAAAATATTTTTTCTAATACCTCTTCTGGAAAAATAATCTCGCACAAATCATATACAAGTCTATTTCTGTGCCTTTTAACGCTTGTCATTCCTATGTTTAACTCTTCTGAAATTTCTTCATTATTTTTTTTCTCGAAATATCTTAACTCAATCACTTTAAAATATTCATCATCCTTAATTTCACTTAAAGCACAATCAACTAAATCAATGATAGCTTGGTATTTGTTGATTAATTTTTGGTTTTGCTCTCTGATGTCCTCTTTTTTCTCTAAATCACTTTTGTATGTGAAACTTCCACTGCTTAATTCTGATATTCCAGATGCTTTTTTCAGTATAATGTTATCCATATTATTTTCAATAAAAATAATTCTTCTTTTAAATCTATTATAGTATCTAAGCATGTCCTCGACTTTTTTATATGTGTTTTTTTCAGTAATAATTTTATTATAAAGTTCTGATTTCTTTTTAAAATACTTATCTAATGCCTTTTCAATTTCTTTCTCTGTCATTACTCCCCCCTCAAAGCTAACCAAATAAATATAATAGTGGCTATGATTAAAAAAACAATTTTGATAATAAACTCAATATTTTTTAGCTTAAAATACAAATCCATCTGTTTTTACCTCCGAATCAATTTAATTTGTTCATTTTTTCATAACAAAATCTTTTATCATCAAGAATTCCTTCTAATTGGCTAATGCCTTTTATCAAACTTTTTTTAGTTTTATCTAATCTTTTGTCTGTGATTTCTTGAAGCTTTAAGAAATTGACAACTCCGAACAATATTCTCAATGCGGCATCATTTATAAAATCTTTCTCCAAATCAGAAACATTTCTATTTTCTTCTAGCGCTTTATTTGTTTCTTTGTCTATATCTATTGCGTTTTCTATAATGCACCCAAGTAAAGAATCCCCGTTAAGATTCTTTATATTTATTTCTGATAGTTCATCAATAATTTTTTCTATTTCTACTATTTCAATCATTTTTTCTCCTTATAAATAAGTTTTTCTCCAAACACAACCCATATGCTAGGAAATGGTGCTGAGTTTTTACTGTTTCCAAATTTTAATCTTCCTTTAACTGGTTCAACTCTTGCTTTTCCATGTATATACTCGTGATACCACTTGGTATCACTTCTGTTAGGAATCAAAAGCACAACTGTAGTATTAGGTTTTAAACTTTCTTCATAACACTTTTTAACCCATTCTCCAATTTTTCTACCATATGGAGGATTACAGAAAACTCTTTCACCTCCCCAATTTTGTAAAAGCCCGTTTTCTTGCACTGTGTAGAATTTCTTACAAAGTGCATTTTCTTTGCTAGCACAAGGATCCAAAGTGAAATTAAATTCTCTATTCAATTTTTCAAAAAAGTCCTTGGGAGTGGTCCAGTCCATTTTATTGCTAGAAAATAGTATTTTATTCATTTTCCAGCTCCAAAATTAACCAATCTAAGTATTTTCTTGCTTTCTTCAAATCCTCTAGTCCATTTTTCTTTTGGGCTCTGATTAAGTACTTAAGAACATCTCCTATACATTTAGCAGAAAATCCATTATACTGATTACAAATTGCTTTTATTATTTCTATAGTTTCAATATCGATGCCATCTAATTTATAATGGCTGGGGCTGTCTATTTTATCATCGTATTTGCTCATGATATTATCTACTGTCTCTTTTTCTTCTTGTGTTAATTTTCTTTTAGCCATCTAAATCCCCCTATTGGTAATGTCTACACATTTGTAGTCTTCCTTTGTTTAATCTATACGAATTCAATACTTTATCATCCGATACTCTTTTTACTAAATTTTGTTCCTTATCCAGATAAACCTTAGTTCCAAAATAATATTCCTCTATGGCTGCAATAAACTTATTCTCATCATTTCCTGTAGATACTAATACCTTGTCATGCACTTTTAACTCCTCCTTTATATTTTTCAATTCTAACTTTTAAACTCTCAAGTAATGCCTCTTGTACATCTCCTTTAACAGTCAATGCTTGCATTACATCACTATCTCTAGTATTTTCTACTACCAAGTGGTGTATTATTACTTTTTCCTTTTGTCCTTGTCTGTGTAGTCTTTTATTGGCCTGTTGATATAGTTCTAAACTCCAATTTAGTCCAAACCATATAACATGATTTCCACCCTCTTGTAAATTTAATCCATAAGCACTGCTGGCAGGGTGGGTTAATAATATGTCTATCTGTCTCTTATTCCATGCATCTTGGTCTTCCACAGTCTTCAAGGTTCTAATCCTTAACCCTGTCTTAGATAAAGCTTTTAAAAGCCTCTCAAGGTCATGTTGGAAATTGTAAAAGACTAATGCCGATTTTCCATTTAGCTGCTCTATCAATTCCATAAAAGCCTCAATTTTGCAATTGTGTACCTCATGAACTCCTCTATCTGAGTCATACACTGCCCCATTTGCAAGTTGTAAAAGCTTATTGGACAGTGCAGCAGCACTGGTAACATCAATGATACTGTCCCCTAATTCCAGTATCATTTCTTTTTCTAGGTCATTGTAATCCTTTTGTGCTTTACTATCCAAGACTACAGGGATAGTGTTATAAGTCACATCTGGAAGTTCCAAATAGTCATCTGCTTTCATGCTGATACATATGTCTGATATCTTACTCTGGATGCTGTCATCTGCCCCTTGTTTTGGGGTATAGTTAAATACTATGTGCCCATCTCTTTGCCCCGGATCAAAATATCTTTCCCTGTAGTGGCTTATTCTTTTTCCTAGTCTTTCCCCTTGGTCTAGTAAATACATTTGTGCCCACAAGTCCATAAGTCCATTAGGAGTGGGTGTTCCAGTAAGTCCCACAAATCTAGATACTTTATCTCTTACCCATGTCAGTGCTTTAAATCTCTTGGCCTTATGGTTTTTAAAGCTTGAGAACTCATCGATGACCACCATATCAAATGGCCAATCATTTTTTAAATATTCCACCAACCATTGCGTATTCTCTCTATTGATAACATAGATATCACTGGGTGTATATAAAGCTTTTATTCTTTTCTTAGCTGGCCCAAGCACTGGAATTATTCTTAAAAATCTAAGATGATCCCATTTACTTGCTTCTTTTGCCCATGTAGCTTCAGCAACTTTTTTAGGAGCGATAACTAAAGTTTTATATACTTGAAATCTGTTGTATTTTAAATCAGCAATAGCTGATAAAGTTATCACAGTTTTACCCTAAGCCCATATCCAAGAATAATCCTAATTTATCATCTTGTATCATTCTATCAATACAGTATTTTTGGTATTCATGGGGTATGAATTGCATTGGCACCACCTCCTAGTAACTGATTTATTTTCTCTTTGGAATCTAAAACATACACTTCAAATCCCAATTTTTTAATTCTTTCAATTTGAACATTTTGATTTTTGCTTGGTTTTTTGCCCAGTTGCTTAAGCTCTATAAATATTATTTTCCCATTTGGTAAAAGTACCAATCTATCTGGCACCCCTACATTTCCGGGAGATACAAATTTATACGCTATTCCACCTAATTTATTAACTTGAACTCTTAAGTATTTTTCAATTTCTTTTTCTAGCATTTTTTATCTCCTAACAACAGCGTTTATTTTTCTATATATATATATTATATTAGGCGTATTAGGTATGCATATATATACCTATATATCTAATTATTAATAAATATTATATTTTTTTGTTGTTTTGTTGTAATAAGGTTTAAAGATATAATTTTCTAGGACTAAACCCACTGCAACAAGCCCACAACATTTTTATTTTGTTGGATTGCTCTTATAACACAATTTATTTTTTACAACCTAATTTTATAAAATTCCTAGCCTTTTTACTCATTTTGTTGTAATCTTTTGAATCCTCTTTGCCCACCATAACCTGTTCCAAATTCTCTGGATCCTTCTTCTTTCCATCCATCTAATCTTCTTAAAGTGTTTCTTATACTCTTAAGCACTCTCGGGTCCTTATTGGTTAGTTTTCCACCTAGACATTCTATAAATACCTCTAATGGACAAATTTTATTCCTTTTTATCATCTTTACACCCTCTGGTGTGGGATATGTATTGTTGATGATATCCTTTCTTTTATTAGCATCTAAACCATACCAATTTTCTGGAATCTCTTTTTCTAAAAATTCTAATATAACACCTTCTAAATCATCAACCACTCTATGCTCTTTTTGTGATTCAGTAGCTAACTTATCGGATTCCGAACTTAATAATAGACTTTCCCCTAATTGCCAGTATAAAAACGCCTCAGCCCAAATTTGTTTAACTTCAGTAGGTAAATCATTCCATACACTTTTAGTAGGTTTATTAATACCAACTGGAATTACCCAAAATCTTCTGTTACCTGTGGCGTCTTTTAAAAAATCACTTTCATTAGTGGTACCAAAAAATATACATTTCCTTGGAAATTTTTCCAGTCTTCTACCATATGGTGGTCTGTACACATCTTCTACTTTTGATAAAAATAATTTAGCTGCATTGGTTTCACTTCTATTCATAGCATTTAATTCGCCTATTTCAATTATCCACATTCCTCTAAGGCTCTCAGATGCATCTTTACCTTCAAATGTTTGTAAGCTATCAGAATACCAATCTAAGCCTAAAAATCTAAATAAAGTACTCTTCCCACACCCTTGAGGTCCGTAAATTGTTAACATGGTATCCCATTTGATGTATACCCCTGCCGGTGCCATTGCTCTTGCTACTGCTGCTATCAATGCTTTTCTTATTGCCTCTCTTGTAAATATGTTGTCCTTTGCTCCGAGATAATCAATTAATATTGTATCTAATCTTTTTTTCCCATCCCATTTAAGACTTTTTAAAAATTCCTGTAATTCATTACATCTATTATTATCAAAGCAAGCATTGGTTGCATCATTGATTTTTTTCTCGCCAGTAATTTTGTATTTTTTTTCAAGAAATACCCTAAGTTGAGTATCATCAATATCTTTCCACTCTCTTTTTTCTGAGGTCGGATTCCACGGTAAAGTCCCTAATACTTGTAATGTATTTGAAAACTCTTCATATCGCAATTTCCCCTTTATCTGTGGGTGATTTTCTAGTATTGTTAATACGTTTTCAATTGTAGAATCTACTTTATCCCCATCATCATTAGTTGTTAGTTTTTCAGTCCAAGTATTATCCGCACCCGGTTCTCCAAAGTCCTCTCTAGCTGTGCTTTTTCTTTTTTCTTCTAAAAACTCTCTTACTTTTGGATCTTCTTTTAATAATTTGACCATTTCAAGATAACTTGGTATTTTATTGGCTGGTGTCCCCTCTTTAGCTCCATCATCTAAATACCCAAATTTATGTATTCTTACTAAATCAAATGCATTACATAAAGTTTTACTAACAGGGTCTGTAGCATGGTTACTATATAGAAATACATCATCATATATAATAGCTCCAGCAGTAGTAGAACCGCCAGTGTAAGTAAGCCTATTATTATCGGTATCACATGGTTCATATGCATCTGGTAAAAACTTTTCTATTGCTTCTAAAATTGTATAACTCTTACAAAATGCCCCTATTGGTCCATCTTTTTCCAATGGATTTTTTTGTTTTTTTATTTCTCTATTAATTTCTCTGCTTTCTGTTGAAACAGTTGGCCATTCTTTTACATTTTGCCAGTCTTTGTACAGGTCCAGTATTCCTTTAACATCTAATAACTTTCCGGGAACATATTGATGTATATATTGGCTATCACTAGAACATGATGGCCAATACATAAGTCTACCTACTTGAAATGTAGTTGGATCACAATATTCTGTACCTATAAAACTTGCTGTCTTTCTTGCTACAGGTTCGTACTCATCTGGAGTCATAGCTCTATTTGTAGGAATTATGGCCCTTATTCTGGGATTATAAAGAGAGTGCTTCCTTGTAGAATGGGTTACACTAGTACAACCTAAACTTGATATTCTTTTAAGGATATTCTCTGTTTCTCCGGGAGGAATATTGTCTAAATCCAATGCAATAAAACTTCTATACAATACCCCTTTTTTACGGCTGCCATCTACCAACTCACCCCCTATATAACCACCTACATCTTTTAAATTATCTTGATCTTTTTTAGATAATTCCATGTATTGATCTAAAGTTTCAGTACTTTTTATAGGAATTTTTAATTTCTCTATAAAATCAAACCATGTTATATTCTGTTTTATCCATTTAGTTGCCATTCTACTACTAGCTGTGCTTATAGTTAATTCAATGTTTTGTTGCATTTAATCACTCCTTGTGTTCTTAGAGTTCATCTCCTACATACTCTGTAAATACAGCCTTATTTCTATATATTATGCTATTTAATCCAGATACACCATCATCCGGAACTACAGGAACCATAGCTTTGGGATTAAATATACTTATAGCACCAGTTCTCACATCTATTTTTATTAAAAATTCAGAATGAAAAGGATGTATTAAAACTGTTCCTTCTATAAGTGCTTTATAGACCTCATTTGCTTTAAATATGCGTGGATGAATTCCCCAACCATCATCTGGAGCACTATTAACATCTAGTTCAAAAGTACGGTCTTCACTATGAAAAAACCTAAGAAATTGCCCATTTTCTTTATCATAATATACATAATCTTGTGGATCCCATTCTTCATTGCCTACCTTTTTTCCATCTAACATCTTTTTTATTGCGTTTATTTTATCTATTTTCATCGTTTTACTCCTTTGACCTTTCACTAAAAAGTTTAATCCTTCATATAATAACTACTTTCAAAACCATCTGCTTTTAAAAGCAAATCTGGTGCCCATTCAATAGGTTCACCCATTACCTTAAATATATCTTCACAATTAATATCTAAGGGTGCATTTATTACAATTTCATCGTGAATATGCATTACTATATCTAGATGTGATAATTTTTTAAGTGCAACAGCTAAACAATCTCTAGCTATAGCTTGTGTAACATTTTCTACTAACTTACCGCCATAACTTTTTTGTTCTTCCCATTTTTTAGAAGTTTGGTTAATTCCCCAATAGTGCAATTGTTGCCCACCAAATTTATTCTCTTGTAAAGATGGCTTTACATAATATAACTTTCTACCACTTGGTAATTCAATAGTCATAAAATCTTGACCATACAGTATGTCTATCTCCCTTCTGAATACCAGATTATTTACATATTGAGGCTGGCCAGTATTAATTAATTCTTTTACTACATTTTCCAATGTATACCAATAACCAACTATATTTTTATTTGAACCTCTCCATCTACTAACTATATCTTTTAACTCATTTTCTTTTATTCCCATGTCTAAAGCACCCATTTGTTTAAGTGCTCCTTCTGAACCTTGATATCCTAAAGCTAGTTCTGCTACTTTTCCCTTAGCCCTTAATTCATATTCTGAATTACCTTTTATTATCTTTTCAATTGGAACATGGAACATTTGAGAAGCTGATGCTTCATATATTTTCCCATGCGTTTTAAATACTTCTAATCTCCATTGCTCTTTTGCTAACCATGCTAATATTCTTGCTTCTATAGCTGAAAAGTCTGCTACTATTAATTTTCTATCTTTTGATGGAATGAAAGCTGTTCTTATTAATTGAGATAATGTATCTGGAACATTTCCATATACAAATTTTAGTAAATTATAATTTCCTTCTTTTATAATATTTCTAGCTAGATCTAGAGTACCTAAATAATTTCTAGGTAGATTTTGCACTTGTATAAGCCTTCCTGCCCATCTACCCGTCCTATTTGCCCCATAAAACTGTAGTAAGCCTCTAGCTTTATAATTGTCACCTGTTACTTCTTTCATAGCCTCATACTTCTTTATAGAAGTTTTAGAAAGCTCTTGTCTTATCTTCAATAATCTTTTCACTATAGGATCATTAGTGGTTTTTATTAACTCTTCTACTGTTTCTTTTCGTAAATTATCAGTCTCTGTTCCACGTTCTTTCAGCCACTTCTGCAATTGTGCGGTGCTGTTTGGATTTTCTAAGCCTGTTAATTTAATAGCTTCTTGAGTGAGTTCATAAGTTGCCACATCATTTATAGATAAAGCACCTTTAACTAAATTTAAGTCTATTCCTACTCCTCTTTCATTTATTTGTTGATCTAGTATCCAAAGATTTTGTTCTTGATTTGGTACAGGTGTTTGTGATAATCTTGTACAAATTTCCATTTCTACTGAAACATCTTGAATACAATAGTTTTTAAATAATTCCCATTTCTCTGGTTCGTGATGAGGTAAGTTTCTTGTTCTACCTCTATTTTTCTTGGTAGGTTTACAAGGACAACAGAATAATTTTATCAGTGCTTTTCCTGTTGTGTCCTTTTGTTTATCTTGTGGTAATCCCAATACTTGTGCGGTAACTCCTAATCCAGATGTATAACCACAATACAATCCATGTAACAGAGTACAGTGCCATTGATCTATTGATGTTTTATATCCTGCAGACTTCAAACAGTAATATTCAAATGGAGCATTATAGGCATGCTTAATAACTTCTTTATCATTTAAAGCTTTTATTAAAGCTTCCGGTAATTTTTCCCCACTTGCTAGATCTATTATTTCCACAGGCCCAAAATCTATAGAATAGGCAAATAATAATATTTCAAAGTCTGGAGACTCAGCATATTTATACAGTCCAGATTTTTTAATATCTACACCACTGTAAGTTTCTATATCAATGCTAAGATGTGTCATTTGACCACCTCACCACTTCCAAACGAAAGTAGATTATTCACTGATACTCCTAGCGCTTTAGCTATTCGGATTATTGAGTTAACAGCTATGTTCCTATTTTCTGTTTCATACTTTTGAATACTAGATAAGCTCATACCTATTGATTCGGCTAACTCACTTTGTGTTAATTTTTTCTTTTTCCTGTAGAATTTTATTGCTTTCCCTATCTGTTCTACATTTTTTAAATCCAATTCTTGAGAGTAGTATTTATCCTCTCCATCCCCATAATTTGGCAATGTAGTCATTAAATTCATAATTTCTTTAGCTACTATAGGAGCACTTCTTATATTTGGGGTAATGCCTTTTGTAAAGAGATCCCACAATGGAGTGTAAAAATCTCTCAATAAAATATCTTCTATTTCTTTCTGTAGTTTTTCCATAATTATTCCTCCTTTGAAAATGTAAGGTGGCTAATTATAGCCACCTTTATAAGTTCTTACATTGGTTGTCCTGTTATTGGGTTGATTGCCCCTGTAGGAGCTCCAAAATCTTCTGCAGCGGATGCTCTACCAGATAGAGGTTCGCCATCAGATAGTTTTTGAACATTATTAAGACCGCAGCCTACTCCTTTTTTGCCTGCAAAGAAGTAAGGGAAGAAATTAACTGATATACGCCCATAGCAGCCACTGTATATTTCTGATTGATCTAATACAGGCTGGTAATATTGATCTATCACTTCTGGTTTATAATCAACTTTAGCACTAGCTGTAAATACCCAATGTCCTTTACATTCTGAACCAAATGGAGTACCATCTTGTTTTAATCCATCACCATCCCGAATAGGATTGGGTACATTAGGAGGAACTACCCCATTCCATTTTTCTTTTCCTTGTGCTATTGCTGCTTGTATAGCAGCATCAATATTAGCTTTAGTAGTTACATCAGTTTTAGGCAATAATATTGTTACACTATATTTTTCTTCTGCACCAGCTGTATGCGCTCTTGGTTTAAAAACATTTACAAAACTCATTCTTATTTTTCCAGTTATTACCTTAGTTTTAAATTCATTACTCATTATTACATCATCTCCTTAAAATCTTCCTCTGCTGAGGTTCTATTAGTTATTTTTTCCCTTTTATCCGATTCTTTCACCAAAGTAGGTTTTCCTTTCTTCTTATCTATAAGATCACCTACCACTTCTTTAAATGCCTTCTTACCTAATAATTCTTCTATAGCGGTAAGTGATATTTGTTTTCTTTCATATAACATTTCCTCAGCAATACCACTTTCAATTACCTTTTTCACCGCCAACTCACTGTCTGTAAAATATCTGTCTTTTCTACCTTCTACTACTTTCCATCCAGGTATTATTTTTCCTTTCAAAGATTCTGTAACTGCATATTCTTGCAATTGCTTAAACCAACTTACTAAATTCTCTCCCTTTTTTAGTATCTCACCTACTTCTTCATCTGTTAGCAATGGTGGTTTTCTGAACTCATGTTGTGCTAGCTCCAAATTCTTTTCTGCTCTTTCTCTACATTGAGATTTAGCTCTGCAGAAATCACAATGATTACCAGCTTTAAAATCTCCACCACCATTAATGGCTAGATTAGCTATTTC